TTTATTTGATCTGCTTGACGTTTTGTCTGGCTCCACCAAGTAAATAGTTGTGGATCTTTATCTGTTAAAACTTTGCTGGTAAGATGATCATCTTTATAGTGTTTGCACTCAATACAAAATACTGAATTGGTACCTGGTATGTACAGATCACCTTTTAACAAGTGTTTTGGATCTAAGGCTCCGCTACCGGGCGTACGCTCCCACTTCAATCCAGTAAGTTCACGTAGTTTATTTTTTATAAGAGTTTCAGCCCGACTACCCTTTTCTCTGCTATCAACCATTTTCAATCCTAGAAATATTATTTTGTTTTATTACTGTTATCTTTTCCAGCAGTGCGTGTTGAAATCCGTGGCTAACAACAAAGGTGTTTAGATACTCTTCTTTTAACAGTATTTCTACTAGTTTTTCCTTGCCTTCAAGATCAAGATTTTCAATTGTTTCGTCTAGTATTAAAAGATTGATTCTGATGTTACTCAAACTTTGCATCAACTTGCGAATACCTAACAAGGCTGCCACATTAACTCTGGCTCTTTCGCCACCGCTCAGGGCTAAGATTTCAATATCTCTGCCGTGGTCAGTTATTACAACGTTGAGTTTGTCGTTACCACTAATTCTGAAACCCAGCTGGAAACGACCATCACTTAACTCAGTTAGGTACTCGTTGGTAGTTTTTTCCAGATCTTTGACTAAATACTCTATCTTGTACGCAACCAGTCCTGTAGCACTAAATGTTTTAACTAGAACTTGCACAGAGCTGTGATTATCTTGAAGTTGTAGTAATTCTGTCTCATGCTTAGACAGATTGTACTTCATTTCTTCCTGTTGCGATAATATAACATCTACTCTTGCATTGTGAGCCAAGATCTTATTATTTGTATCCAGAGCTTTTTCTATACTCAGTTTGATCGATTTTATCTCTCTGTCATTTGCTGATATAGTATCTTGAAGTTCTTTAGCATCTAACAGTTCAGTGGCCATGTTTGGATCATACAAACTGTGGTATTGCTCGTATTTTTCCTTTTGATCGTTTAGACGATTCCACTCTCTGAGTTCTGCTTCGTAGTTGGTCAAAAGAGTTTCTACTTCTTTTAATCGCACAGCAGACTGCTGCTTTTGATCACTGTACTCCGTTAACATATTGGACTTTAGTTCTGGATTTATGTCCTGCAAACAGGTAGGACATTCTCCATGTAACTTGTTCATCTTTTGAATAAACGCATCACAGTCCTTGATAGTTTTTGAAAGCTCAATCTTTTCTGTATTAAACTTAGAAAAATCTAATACAGGTTTTTTATCTGGTATAACTAACTCTATACCATCCAACAATTCTTTGTATTTGTTGTTCTGGATTATTCTTTTATTGTTGCTGTCTATGTTTAGTAATCTATCTCTAAGAAGTGAGTTCTGTTCTTCTAGATCCGATGGTTGACTTGGCACTTCTACTAAAATCTTTTTAGATAGATCGGCAGAGGAATATTTGGTTATCCACTCTTGTATGCCCGATATTTTACCAGCAATAGTAGAAATTTCACTATCAAGTGACTTTGCAACATCTTTGAAGATTTCACCAATCTCAACGTACTTGCTTAAATTCAACAAGTCAATTAAGAATTTCTTTCTAGCACTGTCTGTTGCAGTAAGAAATTCTAAGCTATTGGCGCTACTTTGATAAACTATCTGGCAAAAAGTTTTATGGTCATAACCTATTAATTGCTCAATTGTTTTGTATGTGGCAGTAGCAGTATGACTACTAATATCTTCGCCGTTTTTTGTTAATTTTACAACTTGGTTAGTGCTTCTAGAAGTATTGATCTGATAGACATCTCCATCTTTCTCAAAAACTAGTTCAATACTGTATGTTTTTGATTTTGAGAATCTATTTAAGATATCTGCCTTCTTAATTCCCTTAGAGTTTTTATTGTACAGTACTTCTTCAAGAATCAGGGCTATACTACTCTTTCCATGTCCATTAAGACCAACCAGTTGAGTTAGTGGATTTTTACTAAAATCAATCTCATTATTTTCGCCATAAGAAAAGAGATTGCTCCACTTTAATTTTTGCAGTATGATCATGAGGTGTAAAAATAATCCTTTAACTGGGTATAACTGCCAATGTACTTGTCTTCAATAAAAATTTGTGGAACCTGTCTGGCTTCTGGCACTGCCTGTAATAGGTCTTTTTTGGACCAGGCCTGTCCTTCGCCTATCATGCGTTCTTCAACTTCATAGCCCCTGCTTTTTAATAGGGCTTTAGCCATGCCGCAATACTGGCAGTTTGTTTGTGACCACACTATGGCCTTTTTAGTCGGGGAGTTGATCTGCATAGTTACTAAACTCCAATAATATTTTTTCTATACTGGCATCGTTCAAGGCCAGTACATAACGAAGATACTCTTCTACTTCTTGACCCAATGATAGGTCAGACTCTAGGATCAGGGCTACGTCTGTTTCCCTTTTTACTATCTTTTTGTCGATGAGTTCGCTGTCTTCCATTTGACCAAGTTCTGTCATGTCACCTTCTACTTCATATACTGTATGATGGTATTCGGTAGGAACAGCCTGCTCACCTGCTTTGATAGTTTTTCTTATTAGTTGTGGTACTTCTAATTTTTGCCAAACATGGTCCAAAGTATCAGTATCCACAATAATAACGCCGGTGTCAACAAGACCGCGATGAAAACTAGTGGTAACTGGACTACCAGGATAAAGAATATTGCGCTGGCAATTGTCGTAAGAGTGAAGGTCGCCAGCCAAAACCAGTTTCCACGGATTAAAGATTTCCAGATCGACTTCAGGTTTAACATGTGGTGGTATTTCTCCTCTGACGTGAGTACATAGTATTTTATTACTAGGTACAAAACTACTAGGATCTTTTTCCCATTCTTTGAGTTTGTTGTAGGGTATAATATCTATGAATTCGTTATTGTAGTAGTCATCAATAACTACCACACTTTCATTGATCTTATTGGTAACATCTTTTAAGTTAGTCAAAAAAGTAGTATTCTTTTTGACTGCTTCATGATTGCCACTATAGATTAGGGTAGGAATACTACAACTTGCCACAAAGTCAAAATATACTTCCAATTCTTCCATGTTGGGAAGTTTGTCAAAAATATCTCCACCTACTACAAACAGGTCGCAACTCTTTTGAACATCCCACAGCTGATCCATTAGGATTTCGTAGCGATTGTGAGCCCAAGAAGTTGGAACGTTCTTTTGACCTAATTTTATGTGAATGTCTGCTGTGAATAATAGTTTCATAAGTTAAGCGAGAAAAGCCCCTAAGGTGTACACCTTTAGGGGCTTATTTGTTTTACAGATCTCTTACAGCTTCGCCGTCAACACCAGTGGATGCGGCTTCTTCTGAAGCTCCTGCCATGATTTTATCAAGCAGGGCTTTTACTTCGTCTGGAGTAGGACGAGGAAACTTTGTATCAATGTCTTCTGCGGCTTCGGCCAGTTCACGCTCTTCTGGAGAGAGTGGTCGAACCTTGCACTTCAACACAGACAGATTGTATTCCACGTTGTATGGCAGAGGACCAGTCTTAACCCTCTTGAATACAACATCCCAGCCCTTGTCAAAGTCTGTAGGATCACCCAAATCTTCAGCCGTGTTCATGATTTGCTCGAACAACTTCTTCTTGAGATTAAGAGCCTTAACTTTGCCGTCTTTAGGGTCAATACAGTTAATGCTGTAAGCCCAGCTGCATTTCTTATCTGGGTAATAAGTATTAACGTGATCTACTTCTGCGTTGGTAAACTTCTCTTTGTCGCGATCAAATGCCAAGCACTCTACAGGGATATCCTTGTTGTTGGTTCCCTTGATCCAGTAGACATATCGTGGTAGCACGCCACCAATAAGACGAACTACGTTATCGCCGTCTTTGTATTCATAAGCTTCTACTGATTTCTTTGCTGCTTTGCCATTAGTTTCGCCGAATTTCTTTGCCATTGTATATTTCCTCGTATTTGAATTTGATTAGATTGGGTTCAATAATTAATAACGGATTGTTTTTTATATTTTCAATTGCTAGATCTGGAAAGAATGATCTATCCAGATGTACTACCCTATGTGTTTTATACATAAAGTAATCTCTTCTACCGCATAGTTTTATATACTGAGATATGTAAACTGAATCACAGGTACTGTACTTGAGAACAGGATCTGGATTTAGTATAAAACTTTGTCCGTGTAAACTTGTTTTTAGCGGTTTGTATTTTGTTTTAAAATTAGAAGGGAGGCTGCGGTAGTGATGGAACTTAAGTAAAGCAATAAGTTTATCGGAATCACCTGCAGCTTCCCTTTCTAAAACTTGTAAATTGAAAAATAAAGCCATTATTTGCCTTATGAACATCTATTATATCATTTTTGATATTCTTGTGCAAGCCAAAATTTGATCAGCTTACACTTTATTAATCTCCCAGCCTTTGTCCAAATAAAAGCCGGTTCTTATAGCCTGTTGTCGTTTTTCCGCTGGACTAGAAAAACATACATCTATGACGACTGGTAGTGGTTTGGCTGGATGCGGTCTCATTATTCTACCAATAATTTGTTCTATTGATATCTTGTTTGCTGTGGGCACTGCCAAGATGACACAGGATAGTCTATTGATAGAAATTCCTTCTGAGAATATTTGTCTGGATCCAGCAATACACATCTTTTCTCCTGTGTTGATTTGTTCTGAGATAAGCTTTCGTTCCTCAAAACTTGTGGATCCTGTAACAAGCGCGCAATCTTCACCTAGATACTCCTTTACTTTTTCCAAAAACTCTACTCTGTCTGCAATTACTAAAACACTGTGTCCTTGATCGCAGTGTACCCTTGCCACAGCACTGATAAACTTTTGATAGTCTTCGTCGTATAACAGTTTATTAATTTTTTGAACCCAAGTACCAGAACCGTCCAGTTTTAGTCCTGTTTGTAGAAATTTCACTGTGGGATTTAGGGTATCACTTTGTGGAGGTCTTAGTACATTACTACCAAAAAAGTCTTTAAATAGTATTTGTTTACCATCTGTTCTGTCTGTGGTACCACTCAAACCGATTCTATAACGGCTGTACAAGGAATCAATCAGTGTGGTAAAAGTTTCAGCTGGCACATGGTGGGCTTCATCTAAGATGACTGTACCAAACTCTTTGCTGATGGCAACTATGTGCTTGATTACACTCTGTATATTTCCGACCACAATAAAGTGATCTTCAATGTCAAAGTGCCCACTACCTATAATTCCTGGTTTAATACCGTATAAAGCCTCTACTTCTTCTACCCATTGATCTCTCAACATGGTATTGTGCACTATTACCAGTGTTTTTTGAGCCAGTTTGCGAGCAATATGAAGCGCCGTAAAAGTCTTTCCCCAACCCACTTTTGCATTGATAAAGCAGGTATCATCTACTTCATCATAAATAGGTTTTTGACTCTCGCGTAGCTCTATTTTAGGAAGTGGAAACGGCACGGAGTTTGTAACTCTTTTATCAACAACTTCATAGTCTTCTGGTACTAAATCCAGTCTTCCCTGTGGAATAGTAATAATACCTTTGGGAAGCATTTTATAGTTTTTGATAATTTCTACATCTTTGATTTTGGGATTCGTTTTTGAGCGGGTTTCAATCCTGTAGGTAAGGCTTTTTACCAAAAATTCTAGATGCTCCTGATCTTTTGGCTTTAAGTATATTCTATTACTTATAATGGCTTTTGTCATATCATTCTGTATGTATTCTTCAATTTTTGCTGGTAGACACCATAGAGTACATTGGAGGCTCCTATTTTTAGAATTCCAGCCCACTTAGATTGTAGATTTGGTACATAGAGAACTTTGTACCGTAATCCCTCTACTTCCACTATGGCGCCACCACCTGCCATTAGCACAATTTTAGATATAGGTTTAAATACCAAGGGTACTCTTTTAGTTTTTGAATAGCTAAAGACTTTTCCTTGGCTATCTATAAACCAGGTTTTACTCTTTGTTAATTTTAACAGATCAGCAATAAAAAATATGGCTTTTCTGAGACGGGCTACTTCTACGCCAGAATCTCTTAGTTTCAACCTTCTAACTGAAAGAGTTGTTCCAGCAATATTTTTGTCATCTATTACATAGATCTTTTCTTTTTCACCCTCGTCGTCTTCGGTTTTTATACTAAAAAAGGAGACACCATTCAACTCTGTTGGTTGGTGTCTGCCTAAATAGAATACTGGAAAAGCTATGTCAGATAGAA